CGGCAGTTAGTTACTCTGACCCTAGTATTGGGGCGGAGCAGCATGCTGATGTGCATCTAGAAAAGAGCTCACTTGCGACACAGGATGGGCGGTCCTGGGTTCCGTTATATCCTTCCCACATGAGTCAAGATCACTATCTAAGGACCTCATGGAATGACCTCTGGCAGAGTCATTCGGTTATCTAAGTGGCACGATCATATCCAAGACCAAAGCCCTAAGTCGAAGGAGGGAGAACATGGCATCTCTAGGCCGTGGTGCGAGTGGGATCGCCAGTCGCACAAAAACGGTTACTAGGTGTTTCACATAATCCTGCAACAACGCCGAGCAAAAATCTCAAACATTTAGCCACAACAGACACGGTACCGAGCGGAACAAGCTCAATGCTAGCATCAACATACTACTACGCTGTTCTGGATGGTTGGAAACAGCGGACCCACATTTACGTGGGGTTTCACACTGACATTTCTCAGTGTCTTCGCGATAAGCGGTATAGCAAGCGCCTACAACCCCGGCGTCGATGCAAAACCTTCCCAAATACGATGACTCAATCTAAAATCAAGTCAAAGCGTCCGCAAAAGTGTTGCTGCACAAGTGCGAGACACAACTGGCAACAAATACCAGCGGTTTGATATAGGGGTTTCACTCCCCTGAGAACAAAAACCAAAAAGGCATTTTATTTTGTTTTGTTTTTATTTTGTTTGAATTCCACTGAAGAAGAACGTGGTCATTCACACATCTAAGATGTGCCTAACAAAAGTCTCCTAAGCCCACACAAATTCCTTTTGGGTATTGCATGGCCACTACACGTCTAAAACGTGCCTAACCAAATACTAGCCACGGGGCACTGACCCCAGCAGCCGTAAGGATTTAGTTTAATGACATTTCGGTCAAGGAAATTCAACTCTTTTTGCATGGAAGAGTTGAGGCTCAGAAACCATAGGAGTTTAAGGACATCTCGGTCCCGGAGGAGTGGCGAACACATCACTTACGTGACGGTGATTTGCTGTATCTGACACGAATCTCAGGTTTTTCATCCATCATGTCACTCAGATCATTGTCAACAAATTTGGGTGTCTTCTTCTTCTCAGGTAACGTGAATGCTGGCATAACAGTACTACTACCTATCCATAACTTGAGCCAGTTAGTTTGCGCGAATAATTCATCCGACTTCGCTACTAAGACTTCCCCTCTCACTGCATCTATTTGCCAAATACGCATGTACTTATCAGGTGACGCTCCAAGCAGACTCTGTTGTGTGCAACCAGAAAAAGTGATGACCGATGTCTGCACGTCAGCAATGGTGACAAAGTACTTTCCACTACGCATACATGTTAGTCCGGCAGTTGTCCAAGCAAACGCCTTACTATAAATGTAGTCATTATCGCTCTCTATCAAGATGTTGTCTCCAATAGCGATATTGTTAATGGCGGTATTTTTAAGGTAACCAGGTGCTTCAACCGCACGCCCTTGGGGGTTGTACAAGTCAATCTTGTAATGCACCCACAATTTACCAACAACAGTGGATGCACCAAGAGTACTCGTAAACGTTTCCAAGCGACCTGGGAAATAGTGCTCATAATCATCAACGCCAACAGCGACATCCGTTGTGTAAAACACCCCTCGGTTCTGTCTGTCCATGTCAGCTGTCTTCACATCCAACACAGCTGGAACATACATGCTTGTATGCGCACAATTATAATTTTGAGCAAACTCAGTGAAATCTGCAGCCACAGGATCCTCCGGATCAAAGTCGACGAACATTGCGACGTCACCAGCAGTAGCTGTCGAGCAAGATGGAACATACTCAATAGACAGCTTCTGAAAGCGGTATCTCTCCCAAGCGGGTGCCACTTGGCTCAACCAAGGAAATAAAAGGACATTCCCAGGATTTATGAGATAATTGGTGATGACATCAGAGGTATCGGCAGTTAGCGATGTAAAGAACTCGCTATGGGTAATGGTGAAAGCCTTGCCCTCAGATCTCATTACCGGCTCCCTGCCATAGGCACGCGTTCCCACAGCAACAGGCATTGGCACACGCTGTGGGCCACCTCGTGACCTCCCTCGTCGACGACGCCCCTTCGCAACAACAATAGAAACCTTGTTGCCTTGCGGCTGGCGCCTGCCGCGACCACGACGCCGTCGTGGATTTCTACTTCTTGCAAATTGCCCTTTGCCAGACTGATTTTGTTCAGTAAGCGAAAAACGAGTAGACATTTTTCTGGGCCCATCCTCCCCCAATTTGCAAAGGTGTCTTCGGTGTAGACACCCACCAGCTAGTATGGCGTGGTTGTAGTTTAACGACATTTCGGTCGTTGGACAGCACGTCAACAAAGTTTGACTGTGCCAAACGCATGACTCCCCCATCAATCCATGTATCGATGGGCAAAGTCAAAAGCGCTTTGAGAATACTCCCCTAGGAATTGACCTAGGAGAGGATGGTCCAAATCATTGTGCGTTGCAATGTAGTTTTCTAACTCCAACTGCTGCTCAACACTAATACCATACTGGGCGGCAAAAACTTGCCGGATCTCATCAGTTGGTTGATTGACACTCTTAAACTGCTTTACACTCCAATACTTGTCACCGCATGTATAATGAACATCATCTTTGTGATAACGCGCTAGACCAAAGTATTTTGCAGCATAAGCCATGAGCAGGGGCGTGCGGCTATTGGTTTCCGCAATCGACATTGCTTTCGCAGACATCAATGAGGCTCGGAAGGAGGGGCTGGCGTTGGCAGGGCAAACAAATGACCACCCAGCTTTCAATAGGACGCGTCTTGGATCAGTGTGGCTCCAAAGACTGCCATCCTTCAATATGTTCAACCTAGTTGAACAGAAGCTTGCTTGTGCTATATCACTAATTCCAACAACCTCTGCCTTAAAACCGACGGACTCAAAGTCCTTTGAGGTCGGAAGTGGTCCACTAACACCAAACAAGCCATCATCTCCTTCAACGACACCATGAATTTTACAACCAATGCGATGTGCAACGAACTTATTAACCATCAAGTTCACGAAGCCATTTCCAAGGGACGTATTCATGTCACCGCTCATCCGAGTTGCACGGAGGCGATATGAGACCGACGTCATAGAACATTTGTTTACGCCATAAAGTGGTTTTAACAACAGCTCAGGCATACCAAAACGCCGATAAAGCTGGCATTCAATCTTGCGTATAACAAATGGAGTCATCTGAGACTCGAAACGGCTAAAATCCGAGTTGTACATCTGAACAAACCCAGCCATCCTTTGAGCGGCTCGTTCACCACGTTGCTGAATTGTGAGACCCTTAACAAACGAATGAAGATTTTCAACGACCCAATGCTCAATAGCACTAATCCAGGGGCCAGCAAATACCTTGTAATTATCGACACGGGAATTGATCGTCCGTGGATCTTTGAACTCAAGGTAGAATTCACGTTTGATGAAGGATTTAACCTTTGACCAGCTCATCGGCAACATACCTCTCTCGTACTCAACACGAAGTTGTTCTTTCCTAACAAGAGTGTATGGTGCATTGGCAATCCAGCTGTCAAAATCAGGGTTAAGATACACATTACCGACATGCTTGTCTAACCATCTCTCAACAAAGGTCACGAATTCGGAAGAGACATCTTTCGTGATGCTTGGAGGGCGTCTGAAGATCCTTTCTTTCACGCCAACTAGTTGATTTTTCCAGTAATGTGGGTCAGCAACAGGGAGCACGTAATTTGAGGATACTGCTCCAATCTGGTGGACGATGGGTTCTCTTGCCGTGTCCGTCGCGTGCAACACGCGGGCGGTAGCGTCCGGTTTCTGAGGCGACCGGGACACTATCTGCACTCCGTCATCATCCACGCGGAATCCGCATAGGTGATGCGGAGCCAGGAGTCATTTTTGGTTTTGACTTGGCCCACCACCGTGGACGCGAGAGTGCAGAGACAAGCGCGGCTGATTGTCGACAACATCGTTATCATTGTTGTCGTTATCGCCACGAGGGAAAACATTGGTTGGGAAGACGCGATCATCGTCTTCATCATCAGTGCTATCGTCAGACTGATGTTCTCTGGGAAAGGCATCAACATCGGCATTCTCATCGCCTCTGTTGAACTCATTGTCAAATTGACGCGCCCTACGCAGCAACGCAGGGGGAATCCTTTGAACAACGGCCTCTTGTGCTTGAGCACGCGCCTCAGCGCTATCAGTTACAAACTGATCTTTCGTCACCAACGTCTCAATGGCCTCTCGCTCATCAAGTTCAGCGTTGGGGGGAATCTGAATTGTCGAATTGTGGACACTCGACATTATGCTTTCCAATGGCGTATCCTCTTGCATTGATCTAAAACGCGGTACATATGGAGTCGTTAAGGTTTCAAAACTCGACTCATCATTGTACATCTGCAGGATACACTGATTGGGAGCAAACTCATCAGCTTGAGTCAACGCCATAATTGTGAGAATGGCGGCTTCAATGCAATTGCGAACAAGGGGCAATTCAATCTCAATAGGAACATTGAAATTATGGCCCAAACCCCATCGCTTCCAGCACCTTGCTCTCAACTGTTTTGGTGGAAGATCGGCCAATTCCAAATTAACGAAAAAGTTGACGATGTCATCACAGGCCAAAAAATATGTTGAGCTACGGTGCGGATTGTGGTACTTGGTACCAAGGTAAGTTGCATTGGTAAGGTAGACGGTGAAAAACATCTCAGCGGTCGAGACTTTTTCCGTCCTTTGGCACCTCCAAGCTGCACGATGGTCACTGGTCCAGAAAGCCGCAGTGTCGTGCCGAGCATAACAATCCATGTACTCTCTCTTGGTGTTTCTCCTCAGTGATTTCCAGAAAGACGTCTCATGCAGTAACATGGGTAATGATGCTTGGGTGATAGAGTGTGGCCCTTGATTAGCCATCCACTCATCGAGCCGGCTCTTATCCCAACCAAAAGTGTGGTCAATCTTGTTGAGAAGGTTCTTAGCCGGTTGGACCAATAAGCTGTGCCCAAGCTTACTGGTAAGGGTGCGAGGCATGGAATCACGCATAAGTTGATCTTTCAGCGTAGGATGCCTGCAATCTTGCACGCCAGACATAACTTTTAAAGTACTCAAATTGACTACTTCACTAGTCATGGTTTTGCATTGATAACGGTCAACGCAGTAAGCGGAAAGAATCACTCAGGCGCTGACTCCGGGAGGTGGAAATCAATTTCAGCCACCAACGGGAGCACGCCATCCTTGG